GCAGTTGGCACAAATAACACGACACTTCCGAAGCTCATTGAAGAAGTTCTGAAGGGATCGGTTGACGTTACCTGCTGAGACGTTGAAGAGCTTGGTTTCACGATCAAGGTGATCGAAGTCCAAGGCAACAGGGCTGTCGTTGTAACCACAGACAGAACAACCCAACGAGATCTTGATCTTGCTGATCCAGTACATGCGTCTGGTCCGTAGCACCTTCTGGTACTCGGGGTTTCGCTCTCTAAAGGTTTTGGACTTACTCGCACTTCGGCACGCTGCACAACAGAACTTTGACCCGCGTCTCATACTATCTGGCAATGGGTTCTCACACCACTTACATGATCTAAGACCCACACGTTCCTCCTCCGGTCAGATCGCAGATGTCTACAAACCCGACCTCTTCTCGGAACTCTTGACCGAGTGTTTTAACAGCTTCCTTGTAGGGCATCTCAGTGAGCGGTTGACCACCCCTGGCCCCATCTGGATATGCAGTGAGGCCCCGCAGCCTTGGGGCATACATTGCGAGTGTCTTACCGAAGTCATCAAGGGTATCCGGGTTGTTGTACTCCGAACCCCACGCAGGAAGATTGATCGTAGAAGAGATGGCCTGATCAACGTAATCCTGAACATCAGCTTGGAACTTGATCCTACGCTCGGGTGTCTTGGACAAATCCAAAGCAGACTCGATACGGTCGGGGTCTACACCGTACAAGTCAATCAGTTCTTGTGCTGTTCCATCAATCACTGTTTGATAGTGCCAATCATTTTGACCCTTTAAGTATCGTCTCTTGTACGCGACAGCGAAGAGCGGTTCGATGCCCGTAGTTGTTCCTGCAAGTATGCCAATCGTGCCAGTCGGAGCGATAGCTCTTGTAGCAACCGGGCGGCTGATGCTGAGTGAATCTGCAAACTCCCGTGCGGTTCGATCAGACCGTTGCTTATATTGGTATAACCAACCAGATAGCTCTTTAGTGTCGCCATACTTATATCCCCTTTTGAGTAACCATTCGTGTACCCCCATCAGCCCGAGGCCAAGTCTCCGGTTCTTCTCCCGGATCAGGTAAACCTTTTCATAAGGGAGTTCAGCCCTGAGAGTACCCAGGACCAAAAACTTGGTCGTGAGTTCGATTGCCTCACCAAATTCAGATAGCGAGTCAATCCTGCCGAGGTTGATGGAGGCCAGATTGCATACGTCCGAGTCGTCTTCACTGGTGACTTCTGTACAGGCATTACGAAGGGTCTCATTTTCTTTGTCGAAGAAGTTGAAGCTAAAGCCGGGTTCGGCAGTCCGCATGGCTTGCTCGACGTTCTTCTTGAATACAGGATCGGCGTGGTTCCCCCTAAGAGGACTTAGGAGCCAATCCGTCTTGTAGTTCACACTTACATTCGTCATGTCCAGCGGAGCAGGGAAGTTAAAGTCTTGCTGCTTGAGGTCCCAGTGAGAGTACCCAGTGGCCCCCACAGGAAGCTCATCCCAGTTCTTCATTGTGAGGAACTCATTGATGTCGGGATGAGTGCGATCCAGAGAGGCATACAGTGCAGACCTACGAGACCCACCTTGCATAACCCTACGACCAATCTCATTGATCATCATCATTTTGGGAATAGGACCAGAGGCAAAGCCGCCAGTCTTCTTGATCACAGAACCCGATGCTCGATATCTGGAATAGTCTACCCCAATGCCTCCGCCCGTCATCAGACAGCTTTCGGACTTCCAAGACAGGTTTGCCCAGTCTTCCCGGTTGTCCTCTTCTGCCCTAAGCAGGAAGCAGTTATTGAAATACTTATTGGGTCTACCAGCATAGTACAGGTAACGACCCCCAGCGATGACCTTGAGGTCTCGCATAAGTGCCTTGAGGTGATCCTTCTCGGACTTACTCATATCATTCCGGCATACATCCTCTACCAGCACGTCAACGAGTTTCTCCCACGTTTCACAGCCCTCATGGGCATACTTATTGTTGAAGATGTCTTCAGAGAACTTGCTCCTGAACATTGGGTTGGTGTTGGACTTGAAAGCCACTTGGACTCCTTTGGTTTAAAAAGAATAGGGTTCCCTTGGACTGATCCAAAGGAACCCATAGAGGTAATCAGTTTATCGATTTACTAAGGCGTTCGGCCAGATCGATCAAATAGGGTTCCCTTGGACTGATCCAAAGGAACCCATAGAGGTAATCAGTTTATCGATTTACTAAGGCGTTCGGCCAGATCGATCAAATAGGGGGCCACATAATTGGAACCTTTCATAATCTTACCCGCTTCGTTTCGTACGGGTTTACCAGCGTCTCCGAGTTTGGTCATGTTGCTGGCGACAACTCGCTCAAATGCTTCTCCAAAGATTTGGTCGTTGACTACAGGATCAAGCAGAACAATTTGTGCAACCATCTCAAAAACCGTGTACAAAACTTCTTTTGTATTGTCACTAATAGAGACAATTTCCCCAGTTTCTTCCGCCATTTGGAAATACCCAAACAGTACGAAATAGACGTCAGCAGCCTCTTTGAGAAACTCGCTAATTGCCTCAATAGTAGGCCCTTGGTGTTTCAGAACTACATAAATGAGTTCATACGCCTCCTCTACAAGAAGACTCTCTTGAAGTTCAAGATTGACCTCTACCTCGAAAGCTTCCATCCAGCCCTTTACCAGACCCTGAAGGTACTCTCTTGAATACTCCTTAGCCTGTCCCTGGGTATCGAGCATTACTTTGTTACCTTCTTGTCTTTAGCTTCGAGTTTCTCCACAAGCTCGCTGAGTTTCGCCTCAAGCTCGCTAATGTAAGCCTTAGCCTCCCGGACGGTGTCAGCGTCAGGAAACTCGCCGTAACGGTTATTGATTGCCCGTGCGATGTTTTCCAGACGTTCCTGAATAGTGGGGGCAACAACTACAGGGGTGGTTTCTTCAGTGGGGGTGTTATCTGTGGTCATTAAAAGAATCCTAGAACTGCGCCCAGAAGGGCCAAGAAGATACCAACTACGCGGATAACCAGTTCACCGCCAAAGGTATCCAAATTGAAAAGTGCGACGATATTTGCTACCCAGCCAATGAAGATGGCGGAGATAAGCAACAAGATAAACAGATGGGCGAAAAGAGGCAGAATTGTGATTTTTGCGTATCTCATGATCAGCCTTCTGTCGTTTTACTACAGGTGAAAGAAACCCCGGAGGCCCCGTTGGTTTCAAAGATTTCGTTAGCTACCATTGCGCCAACAAGGTTGCAGTCTTGATCAGTCCTGAATAGACCAATCTCTTCAGTAGTCGTGTTGCCACTCAGCCAGATGACCGTGACAATCAATAGGATGTTCATGTTGTTTCCTTTGGATTAGTCCAATGGAGCCGTTAGGGCTTTCCAAGAGACGGGGTACAATGGTTCAATCTGCTCCCCAATCATCTGGGCAAGCTGTTGGACCTCTAGCTGAGCATGGGGGTCAGTACGTTGGTTGTAGACATTGGCCCACCCGTAGAGAGAGTGCGTAATGATGGCTTCTGAGTACATAGCTTGAGGCAACAGGAACCGAGCCTGCTCAGGACACACGTCAGACTTCACCAGAAGCTCGTACAGGGCCTTCCCTTGTTCCAGGTAGGCGAGGTACTGCTGAGCAAGGTCGGGCCTGTACGGCTCTCCTGTGAAGCCGCAGAGGGTACTCTCCCCCAACATGTCATGTGGACCCGCTGAGCCTTGCTTGACGTTCTCCGCTGCGTATCTCCACTCGGGTTCAAAGAACTCGGGTGTATCATCGACGTATCGGCGGCTGATTTCGGACTCTACGGACCCAACCTTGTGCTTGAACATCTGGCGCATGATCGGGATTGGGGCTTTGATGTGAAACGTGATGTTCGTTCCGTTGGCAAAGGGTGCCCAGTGTTTATGTCGTGCTAAGTAGGAGATAAGCTTTTTGTCTTTATCTTGTAGATAAAAATCGAAGCCCAAATCATTGTCTACACTATTGTAGTCCCAATCACTTTCTTTATCGAAGCTGACCCTGGCATTGTTAACAACGTCAAGATCAGTCCCCATGTGTCTCAGGTAGGTTGCTTTCATTTCACTTCCCTAATACCATGTAAACCGCAATCAACACCCACACAAAACCTGCCATTAACAAGGCGAACTCCTGGTCCATCATTGAAGTACGTCCTCAAGTTTATCATTGATCGCCTCTGCAATTTCTTCGAGACGATGCTTTAGATTAAACCAATCCGTCAGGTCATAGGTTGGATCGGAGGCGCGGATTTCTAGGTCTTCTTCGAGACTCTCAATGATTGTCTCTTCGTCAAACTTGAAAGAGCCAAGAACCCTTTTAGGGTCTCCTTTCGGAGTCACTTCGAGTTCCAAGTAGCCCACGTTGTCGATTGACCACACTGGTTCCAGGATAAGCTTGATTTGAATATTGGACATATGGTCTCTCCTTTGGATTGGTATAAGGGAATTGGGACCCGGTTTGTTTAGTCACGGTTATCCGGGAACGGTACGTGAGGGTCAGTCACCATCCTTCCGTGCAGCCACCATCACGGTGGGTTCAGAGAACCTCTTTACCTTCCAGCAAATTGATCCTCATCTCGATATTCCGAGCGGCCTTCTTAAGGTCTACAATCTCGGACTGAACAGCGTCCATTCCGGGATAGAGCTTGTGACCCGCCCTCATGGAATACTTTACGATATTGAAAATGTGGCCCTCAACACGATTTCGGTAGAGGAACTCAATGGGTTCAATAGCCCATCGTGTGTAGTGGGGCGGTTTGGTTACGATACCTTCGTGTGGGTCTTTTTGCTCAATAGTGGCTGAGTTAAACATGGGAGGTGAAATAGATATTAGTGGGTGGTCGGGGTCGTACTCTGTCTTGAAGAAGTTCCCGTTGTTGGTGTCCATAGTTTGACCTCCTTGGTCTCAAAGTCGTACTCTCTATGTCTGAGAATGCGGGATAACCTAGCCATTAGAAGGGCCTCTTCCTCTGAAAGCTTTTTCTGAATGAACGCACTTTTAGTCAGGTGCCACATGTCTTCCACAGATAGACCCTCTGGGAGAATGGCTTGGGCCTTCACTGGACCAATTCCAGGAATACCCTTGTAGTTATCAACTGAATCCCCAGTCATGGACTGGATCAGCCAGTTACGGTCAGCTTGTGCTTCAGTGAACTCATGCCAGCTACCATCTTTGCCGTGGGAGGCTGGAATGAATAGCTTACAGGGGATGGTTGCAAAGTCTTTGTCAGCGGATACGGCAATTCGATTTGTGTCTTCTGTAACCCTAATACCAATCAGGTCATCGGCCTCAATTCCATTCTCCCAAATGACCCCGTTGAGGTCCATGACCCACTCCTTTAGCCCCTTGAAGGCTGGATGTGGTGTAATGTCCTTACGGTTGGCTTTGTAGGCGGGATACAGTTTGTGTCTAAAATTAGGACCGTTTGACAACACAAGGAAATAATCCTCAGTGGGTCCCATGTCCTTTAACCATGTATTCTTGAGCAGATCGAAGTAATAGATGGCTTGCTTTGGGTCTGTCATCACTTCTCCATCGAACTCAGACTCACAGAATGAGACGTCTCGGTGGAGC